GTTGCTGCTAGATCGCCAAAGGCATTTTCAAGAGTATTCTTGATCTCGGCAACTGCTTCAACTGCTGTAGCCTCTGCTGACTTAGCAATTTCTTCTACTGGTGTTTCTACCGCAGACTCAACTACTTCATCAGACTTTGCTACTTCAGTTTCAACAACTGCTTCGACTGCATCTTCTACTGCTGTTTCAGCAACAGTTTCGTCAGCACTCTTGGTAACAGTGGTATCTGTTGCCTCTGGAGCGACCTCAACATCTTCAACAACTTCTGCTTTTTCAACTTGTGTTGTATCTTCTGTCATAGGACTTACCTCCTTTTGCATCTCAGTTGTACTAATACCTTTGGCACTATCAACTAAGAACTTTATCATGTCAACCTTGTCATTATCTGACTTCTCAACAAAACCTATATTTTTCATTTGCTTTCCAGTTGTTGGACTAATCTCAGAATCATTTTCTGAAACCATTACTAGGCCAGAATCCTTATCCCAGAATACGTTTTCCACAACAATATCTACAAGTTCACCCTTTACTACGTCTTTTCCATCTACCTTTTCAATAGAAAGAATGCTTGCAAACTGATTTGCTGGATTATCTACTAAAGAAAGTTCAACCAAGTCATATTCCTTAATAACTCTGATTGCCTTGTCTGCCTTCTCATCATAGCCATCATCCCACTTGTTCATTCTTCCACCGATTGAAAAACCTGTATATGTTCCATCCAATACTTTCTCCCACGCATTTTGTGCGCCTTTTGAAATATATGCAGAAACAAAAACACCAGAATAAAACTTCTTTGTTTCTGGATCAAAATACTTATCTTCTTTAAATGAAACCATCTTGCCTACTGCAGATGGTTGATGCATTTCACGAATATTGCCACGAAACTTTGAAAATGCTTTTAAACTAGCATCAGTTAGGACAATGTCGTTTTGTCTATCAAGATTATCAAGAGTCGCAAAACCTGATACAATTCTACGTTCCTTGTCTACTTTAGCAAATGGCATTGATAGGCGAACATTCTCACCCTCTGTTGACCAATGCGATTTAGAAATGATACTCATATCACATCCATTATATCAACATTTTTATTACTTTGTTGATATTATGTGGATGACCTACCTTCCCCTTGTGGATTTCTTCCAGAAATTGTGGATGTAGAGTCAGAATTGTTGTTTGTTCTTTCTGCATCCCTTTGTCTATTTCCTGCAAGGTTTGCTCTAGCATCTGTTGCTTGTCTTGGAGACATAATAAATGGAGCATCACCTTCTGGATGTTGCGGAAGACCTAACTTTTCACGAGCCTCATTTGGCATCATAACCTGTGTCTTTACATATCTTTCAAGAATTTGAGACTGTGCAATTTCATCAGTTAAGGTTAATTCATTAAACTTTAGTTCAAGAATGTCAGTTTTTTCACGAACAACCTTGTTAATAAGTTTTTCAAGTTCTTGTTGTGCTGGTCTTGCAACCTGCTCTTTAAATGTACGATCTTGTGCTAAAGCAGATGCAATTGATCCACTGTCAGAGCCACCAAGTTTTGAAATTGGAACTTGATGTGCAACCAAAATATCATCACGATTTCTTACCCTATACTCATTAAACGAAGCCTCTTGAATTCCATTTTCAATTGGCTCCATCTTAAACTCAACTTTATTTGTATCAGAATCTCCTGGAAGTGGAATAAACAAGGTTCTATGCGATTGTGACTTTAGACCTGTTTGTAGGAATCTAAACATCTTGTCTTCTGCATCAGCACTTAATTTTGCACCCTTTAATGTAATAATATATCTTGGAACTGCCTTATTTTCAAAGTAATCAATGTTATATTGACCAGCAAGTTGATCTCCAATTAAAGATGGAAGTGCAGCAATAATGTCTGGAATTCCATAATAGGTATTTAATGGTGAATATTGCTTAAAGTGAATAATCTCGTTTGGTCTTGTATCAGTTGTAATTGGATTTGGATTCTTTGCCCCAAAGTTTCTAAAATAAATAACTGATGGTCCAATAATTTGAACATATCCATCTCTTAGTCTACGAACACGCATTGTTGTTGAAGGTATATGACCAACATATCCAATTTCACCAGTAACAGTTCTGCCAATTTCCATATATCCATTACCAGTTGCTTGCATGTCTACATAAATCTTTTCCATTGTCTTTGTAAAACTATCATCATCGTTTAGACTTTCTAGCCAGTCCCGCATTTCAATTTTTGCACGTTCAATTCGTTTTCTAGCACGACCTAAAGCGATCTCATCTTCAACGTTTTCTAACTTAAGCATAGTTCTTGATCCAACTATAAAGTCGTAGCCAAGACCAACAACATTTTCTACTTTTGCATCAATGGCAGCATGATTTGCAAAAGATGTATCGTAATAATTTGCTAATTCATAAAGATTATATGGAGGTGTAATTACATCAAATAGGCCGTAACCATTTCTGATAACAGCACCTGGATTAATAGCCTTCGACTTAGCATTATCAATTCCTGAAGGACTAGAGTTTGCGCTATTTAAATAGTTTTGAGTTGTATCAACCTTATTTAAATTTCTTACAGTACGGCGTTTGAAGTTTTGATCTAAGTTTGTTAAGCCTTTTAGTTCATCCCAAGATTTGTTGAATGGATCGTTTTTCTTAAACTCATCTGCTTTTTCTACTGCATCACTAATTGATGCGCCTACAATATAGTCTTCCATTATTCTTCTCCATGTACTTTTAATGTTTGCTGTGCATCATAAACAGCACCAAGATCATTCATGTTTGGAATCAAACCTTCACGCATTCTAGATAATTGTTCTGTATATTCCATCTCACTTACCCTTTTAATTCCTGGATGAAACTGAGCATGACCACCCTCACAACCATAGTACTCTGCTGCTCTTTTTAATTCAGCCATTTTTTGTAGATCGCCTTTACGAGATGGGATGTTTAAAAGGTTTCCATGACCATCACCAAAAGCCTTTCCGTTTGGCTTCATCCATATGTACATACCCCAGTCGTAGCCTTTTTCAATCAATTTCATTTTTGACTTGCCGACTTTATCTTTTTTTGGTTGATTCATAACCATAAGTATACCATATTATGCTGGATTTATAACATACGTTTGCCAAGTTGCTTGAGTATAGGATCTTAGGCTATCGGAAATAATGTTAAGATCATCACTATAGTCATCTACAATAACTTTGTTTGTTCCAATATAAGATTTATATACAGATGATGGGTCCACAATATATTGAATATTTGTTGATTTTATCAATACATTGTTCCAATTTTTTGTTGTAGCCAACTGATTCCATAAATAACCATCTTCAATTTCTTGCCAAGTATTATATATAAATCTTTGAATAATTTGCGTATTTGTTCCTTGATAAACAGAAATATTATTAAACATCATTAAATACTTTAAGTTTATTTTGCCAGAGTAGTTATTAAAGTTTAAGGACTCATCAAACGATATACCAATGACATACCACTCTTGGATATTAATGACAGGTTGCCTTACCGCCTTTCCATTTAAATAATAAAAAATGTTTGATGTTTCTTGGCCAGTTGACCTTAATCTTGCAAATATTAAACCTCTTTGTCCAGTAACTGAATTTGCTTGCACATAAAAGTCTAAAATGTCATCTTTATAGTCAATTTCAAATATTTTTACTGGATTTTGTGGAAAAGCGTATAGATCACATCTTGTAAACATTTGCAAAGCGCTTAATGAATATAAATCGGTATTGACTGAAGATACAGGAATTGTTATGCCTCTTTCAACATCGTTAATTCCATTTCTTAACTCTATACCACTTTTTCTAGTAAGATACAAATATGGTAAAGAATCTTTATCAATTAATACAGGGTTTTTTCCTTTATAATCATTGTAAAACCCTACCTTTTTAAATGGATAAATATCTGTTCCATATTTCGTTCCAATTACAGTATTTGAATTATAATTAAGGGTTCTTGCAGAAAACTCAAGTTTTCTTAAAAAAGCCTTTTTCTTTAATACACTTTTAATTTTAAAATTAACAAAATATATAATAGACATTAATGATAGGTCAACACTTTTATCTGGATACACTAAATAGCCATCAACTACTTCAAATCTTTTATCTGTCCATTCTATTGTATTTAAGTCTAAAATTTTAGAATGATTTGCAGAAATATCAGTGTAATCCTCATCTGGCTTTGCAGCCCCATTTGAAATGTAATCAAAAGCAATATAAGATCTAATGTCAGAATCAGAAGTGTCATATGTGTTTGACAGTGATGAGTTAATCCAATATGTTTGCCCACTTGCTGCTTTATCTGATGGAGATGGGTAGTCTATATTAAATTGAACAAAATCTAAATCATTTACTATATTATTACTTGTATCTGTTACCTGAGATGTTAATGAAGATACTGGCAAATAATCCCTCCAGTATCCAGCAACAGATATATCTATAAAAAACTTTCCATATTCAGAAAATGGATTTAGGGTATAACTTGCAATATGCGGTATTAAAGAAGAGTATGCATTGATTAAAGCCAAACCACTAGAATTAAAATGATGATCAATCTCTAAAGAATTTTTAATAGTTGATATTCCAAATGTATAAATTTTTCCACTAAACTTATTGTTTTGATTATCACTTCCTATATATAATTTTAACAATGACCGATTAGAAAAAAAGTCTGAAATGCCCAAAGTATTTGTTGTTTCTAATATTTTATTAATATTAATTCCTGCGGAAAACTCTTCAACAGGTAAAGAAAAAGATCCTAAAGTTGTCTGTACTCCATTATAACAAAAGACATAATTAATATTTGAACTGCTTGCAAGTCTTCTAACTTTTAAGTAATTGTCATTATCTTTAAATAAATGAATTAGAGTTTGATCTTCTGAAGAATCCGTAAACTCAAAAACACCATAAATTGCATTTATTGTTCCTGGAATAAAAGAAAAATTATTTAAATAAATAGAAGAATTAATAGTATCCCAAGTAGAATTTGGGTTTAAAGAAAAAAACAACTCTCCATCATTTTGAATTTCTTCACAATCATTTTCTAACTCTAACAAAGTTTTATTTTCAAGATTAAAAGTTGGCAAAGCATAGTTTGGTGTTGTAAGGGTTGCCCCTGAAACAACAAGATTGTCTAAATCTGCTTGATCCCAGGATAGGCTTAGTGGATACGACTTATTGTTATTATATTTTGAAAAAGAATAATCAATTTCTATTGATGATCCTCCATAATAACTATCTATAATTTCTGATGAAACTGGAACTCCCTGACCATAAACATAATGAGATTTTGCAACTGCGGTTGGCATAGAATATGGGAAAATTGAAAAAGAACCTAACAAAATTGGATCAACGGCATTATCCTTATATGAATAAAATGCTAACCAATCATTATCTTTATCGTCTTCACTTGTTAAAGGAGGAAGGGTTAGTTCTGTTGTTACAAAAGATAAACTTCCAACCTCTTCTCCGTTTACCAACAAAAACGCATTGTTTTTTATTATTCTAATATGAATTAACATTGGTCTAAACCATTCACCAACGTAGTGTGAAACAAAATTATTATCTATTGCTAATGTTAAAAATCCATTGTCTACATACAATCCATCTGTTGAACTAATAGGACCAAATATTCTTTTTGGAGAAGTTGCATTAGAATCAATATTGACCCAAAACTCTACAGTAGAGTCTTGATTTCTTCCAGACTCGTTTAAAAATCCAAAACCTGGAAAAATAATAGATGGCTTGGCACTAATAATTGTTTCTCCAGATCCTAATGTTTTTACATTAGACCAAGATCCTTCGTCTTCCCA